AGGACTACTGAGCCTTTCGGGCAGGTTCAACAGCAAGCAAATAAAGCAATTAAGGCTGCTTAACGAGGGGGCTAGGCAAACGTCCGATACGAATGCCGATCCAGCCACTCGCGGACACAGATTCTCCGTGATCTACCAGTCTGCCCTCAAGAAGAACAGGAAAGGACAGTGGAAGTATGACCAGATCAAGCCTCAGTTGCGAGACATTGTCCCGTATGGGGTGGAAATCTCCAAGGACGGCAACATTCTTATCCGCATCATGTCCACAAACCAACTGTTCGCCAACGTCTCAGAGAAGGCGGCAAGCAAGCGCGGGAGGATGCTGTATGATGGGAACATGGAAACGATCCTGCGGGACGCAAACGCCATCATTGACCTTCATGGAAAAAACCAAGCCACTGACGCTTACTTCAAAGAAAAATACGGAGGAAAGTGGGAGACCCACAAGAGTTTCATTAACTCCGTCTTCGGCAATGTAGGGAAGGGTCACAAAGACATCAATCCATTGGTGGCTTCAGATCGTGTCGATGCTGTGGTGAAGTCATACCGTCTGGATCGCATGAATAAGGCAACCCAGCTTGTCGGTTCAACCCAGTTGCCCTACCAGAACAACATGATCAAGATCAACTACCTCCCAGAAGGAGAGCCGATCATGGACGCGAATGGAGAACCGAAAGATTTGCGTAACACTCCTCGCTACGAGGCTACAAGCCAAGTCAAGATGCCTGAGCAGGAAAGGCAGATGCCTGAGAAAAGAGTTGCATTCGAGCAGGATCAAGATAAAAAGGCGCAAACAAATGGAAACCAACCCACCACAATACAAGCTGAATCCAGCCGCACAGGCACTGGCGGACCAGAAACCACAGGAGAAGGACTACGAGGACAAGGAGGACTACCTAGAGGCCCTGAGCAGCTTCAATCACAGGGTCGTCCCGGTGATCAGAGCGTCCCTCTCATTGGACTACCCGCAACGGTAACCGTTCCGGGGATTGGTAAATACACGTTCGGGCCAAACGAAACCGCTCGTAATGTAGCGGCTGAATACGCGAGTTCAGTTGGAATTGATTACAACCCGCCAAAGACCTACGCAAAAGTCGATAAGGATCGCGCTGCAAAGATCGCTGATGCGTATGACAAAATGGCCCATGCCCCCAGCGATCCTAGGGTTAAAGAATCGTATGATGCGATGATCAAGGAGACACTCGATCAGTGGGAGGCGATCAAGAAGACTGGATTGGTTGTCGAGCCTATCCCGGCTGGAGCAAAAGACCCCTACGCAGCAAGCCCGCGCCTTGCGGTTATCGATGTGAAGGATAACAACCACTTGTGGTTCTTCCCAACCGAGAGTGGATTTGGTGGAACGGAGTCATCTAAGATTGATATTAGCGGAAACCCGTTAATGCGACCAACTGGGGAGGTCTTAAATGGGCATGTAATGCTCGCAAATGATGTGTTCCGTATTGTCCATGATTACTTTGGACATATCAAGGAGGGTGTTGGTTTCCGAGCAGATGGTGAGGAGAACGCATGGAGATCGCATTCTGCTATGTATTCCGACAAGGCTCGTCCAGCCATGACAGCCGAAACCCGAGGTCAAAATTCTTGGGTGAACTTCGGTCCATTTGCTGAGTTTAACAAAACAGCTACAGGAGCAGACACTCAATATGCACCACAGAAGACGGGACTACTGCCAGACTGGGTTATGCAAGAGGGCGCGTCTGACCCGGAGTCGAATAATGTCAGGTTTATGCCAGAGGCTAATATCACCACCCAAAATGATCGTGTTCAAAAAGGGTATGATTACGCATACTTAGATAGCCTATCTAGAGATTCAAAGACTGGGATTGTCCAGCTCACAAGGCCAATACGGCCAGACGAGGCTCTTCCACTGATCTCTGAAAGAATCAGAATCACTGACAAAGATGACGCTGAATCGTTTGATTTTAGCCGTGCATCAAACGTCAAGTTGTATACAAACAATGGGAATGATGTGAGATTCCGCTACGATCCAAGCTTAATTGAAGCTCCTCCAATTAAAGACTTTGCTATCGAACATGCTGGAAAACGGTTTCAGATAGCAATGGCAGATCGTCACACCGCAACAGGTGGAGACATGGGAGGAGTGCTATTCCCTTGGTTGAAATCAAACCAAGAAACAATTATTGGAGATGACGGCAAAGAATACAAGGCAGTCTGGGCAAACAATCGATGGCTTCCTGTATTGTCGATGCGGAAAAAAGCATTTACGCAAGGGATCTTTGATCTAGGAGTCTATATCATGGGCGAAGACGCGCATGGATCAAACATCAGAACGGTGCGAACTGTGTCAAATGAGATTGCCAACGCAGGCATATCGGAGCCAAGCAAAAAGCTATTGCTGGCGGCGGCCAACCATGGAGTCAAAACAGAAAACATTTCGCACTATAAAGCTGAACTGAAAAAAAAGAATTCTTTGCTTGGTGAGCTTGACCTTGCAATATCAAAAACTTCAGAAGATATTGATCCAAAAGGCATTGCAAAGCTGAAAAAGGAAAAAGCACTTGTCAAAAAGCAAATATCATTGGCGGAGCAAAAGCTGTCACTGTATGCCTTAACCACACCAGAGGTTAAGTTTGGAGCGTTAATGAAGAACTATAAGTCAACAATGACAGGTTTCAGGAACGGGACTAAATCTCAAAAGGTCGTAGATGCCAGACTAAAAGAATTAAAAGAATTTCTAAAAACAAAGGATTTCAAAAGTATTGCAAAAGAGATCGAGGGAAAGCAAATGATCTCGCTTGCATCTTCGTTTGTCGAGAGGAAAGCGGCAGTCAATAACACATATGGAATTGAGATTGATGGTTTCAATACGGAGAATGTGGCAGAAGAACTGTCTGACTTCAACGGAGCAACAATAAATCAAATTATTGCAAGCGTAGAGTTATCAAGAAATCCAGAGTTATTTGCGCTGTATCTCGGAAGTGATCCAAGCCAAGCTAAATTCATGACACCCCAAGAGACTTCCGCTGCTGAAAAACTTAAAGCCAATCCAAATTTCGTCCCGCATGAGGCATACGAATGGGTGATGCTTGGTCCAAAGGATGGAAATAACTTCCTAAACAGCAATCCAAAACGGCTTGTCGAATATGTTCCAGATTACGCTCGACAATACTATGAAAAGACTGGTAAGCTTGGTCCCGGAGCGGCGGAGACATCTGTAATGGGTGCCGCAAGAGATAGCCAAGAAGTCATCCTAGAACTGCCGAAGATCAAACTTAAAAAACAATGAACTTATCGCAATACGTAGGTCTAAACAGCGAGAAGGATATCTCAATAGAGGAGACAGAGAGGGCTGGCTTCAGGGTGTTTGATGTAGGTGACGGAACTTATTACCATGTCTCACCCAGAGCACCTAAGGAGGCTGATTTCCTCGCGTCATCGGCAGCTCAAGGCGATCCGAGGGCGATCAATGAGATTATTGGGATAGATTAAAACACACCTAAATATCTATCCGACATAACAAAGGCATTGGAATCAAGACGGAACAACAAGTGAGCGAACAAGACCCCAACGAGAAGCTGAAAGCAGAATACGTTGACGAGCGAGAAGATAAGTCCGCGTGGTTTCTTGAGGTCAAGGAACGTGCAAAGCTGAACCCTTCAAACTGCGTCGAACACTATGCCCCAAACAAGGCCGCAATGGCCCTGTGGCTGGCCGCACAAGGCGCGAGGATAACCGACATCCAGAAGAAGACCGGACTCGGCAGGGAGATCATCAGGGGCCTCCAATGGCGGCATAACGACACGCTGGAGACAAAACGCAAGGAGTTCTCGATGCGATACGCAATTGCAGCGCAGGATTACACTGACCTGCTCTTTGAGCGTTCCCAACAACTGTTTGATAATCCAGAGGAGCTTGCTAAGATCAGCCCGGACAAGCTGGCGGTAACGGTGGGTATCTTAACCGACAAGGCGGCGCAACTTACCGGAATGGCATCCTCAATCGTGGAGCATCGCAAGGGAGCTAGCCTCGATGACGCTGCCAAGATGATCTTTGATGCAAAGGCCCGCATTGCCAGTAAGATCAAGGAAGACGCAATCGAAGCCGAGATCCTATGATTTGGCGGAAACACGCAATCCTAACGCCACCCACCGATGAGGAGATGGTGCAAATGGAGCCTGATGAGCTAATCGGGCTTCATTCGGTTTACCATGAGGCGATTGAGAACGCTGAAAAAGACCCGTATCACTACGGGTTCAGACTCCCTCACTGGAGTAAGGCTGAAGAACAACTATTTGAGGTAAACGAGATCCTAGCACTAGGTGGAAATCGCAGCGGCAAGACGCAGTGGGGCGCATTCTCCGTTGTCCGTGCGGCTATCGAGAACCCGAAGTCTGAGATCTTCTGCTTTGCTCAAACATCCGAGGTCAGCATTCGCCAGCAGCAAAGTGCCGTCTGGGATTGGTTGCCAGAGAACCTCAAGACAAAACAAACAAGCGCGAACACCTACATCTCCTACAAGAAGAAGACGGGCTTCACTGATTCATCGTTGATTCTTCCAAATGGCTCACAGATCATCTTCAAGACGTATTCCCAGTATCAGAATAACCCTACCATCCTTGAGGGCGCGGAACTTGGATCTAAGAACCATGTCTGGCACAACATTGGAGTATGGCTGGATGAATACCTTTTAGGGCCAGAATTGATTAACACGCTCAGGTTCCGGCTAGCTACGCGGAATGCCAAGATGCTTGTCACGTTCACTCCGATTGACGGCTGGACGGAAGTCATCAAAGAGTATCTTGATGGGGCGACGACTATCGAGTCGAGACCAGCGGAACTCCTTAATGGTGAGTTGGTTCCGTACGTTCAGAAGTCGAAGAAACTAAACGCATCAGTTCATTACTTTCACTCTCAGGACAATGCTTTCGGCGGATACGAGCGCATCAAGGAAACACTTTCAGGAAGGACTAGGGAAGAGATTCTTATTCGTGCCTACGGTGTGCCGATGAAGTCTCACGCGACCAAGTTTCCCAAGTTTAACAAGGTCGTCAACGTGGTTCCTCCCGCCTCCATCCCGACCAAGAACATCACTCGGTATCACGTTATTGACCCAGCTGGGGCAAAGAATTGGTTCATGTGCTGGATTGCCATTGACGAGAGCGGGACGTTTTGGGTTTACCGTGAGTGGCCGGGAGTTGACGTTGGTGACTGGGCTGAATGGAAAAGCGGGAAGTGGATGCCTGGGCCGGGGTCTAAAGGTCAAGGATTTGGTATCCGTGACTATATCGAGGCAATCCAAGAAATGGAAGGCGACGAGGAGATATTTGAACGACTTATAGACCCTCGCCTTGGGGCTGCAAAGTATCAGGTGCAGGATGGTTCCTCCTCGATCATTGAGGACTTAAGCGAATCAGGCATGGTCTGCATCCCTGCACCGGGGCTTGATATCGACGATGGGCTTCAAGCATTGATCGGCAAGATGTCGTGGGATACCGCTCGACCTTTGGATTCCGTCAACAGACCGCATTTCTACGTCAGCAGCGACTGCGAGAACATCATTCAAGCACTCTCTGAATACACTGGCGAAGGCGGGCTTAAAGAAGCGTGGAAAGATCCAATTGACGTTTGCCGCTACGCCGCCATTGCAAATCTCGATCACGTTGACAATAGCCAATCATTTGTTACAACTCACGGGTCTGGGGGATACTAGTATGAAAAAACAAGCAGC